TGCCAAATAACTTCATACACCTCTCTTTGCTTATCTTATCCCTTGTTCTATAGTGAGCGTTACTATTACATAAACTGCCAATCTCTGGATCTTGGTTGATTAAATCAATAACAGGCACAAGCAGCTCTTTACAATAGCTTTCAAACACCTCCCTTTTCGCGATCCAAGCATTCTGATACACACACCGAGTTTCTATCTTGGTAACATCTTCTATCCCTAGCTTTTCAAAGATCCTTTTACCTACCTCAGTGAATAATGGATGCCAATTATCGCCTTGTATCCACATATTTTTATTCTGTAGCTTCTCTTCTTCTTTTTTAAAAAAAGAAAAAGCATCAAACTCCTCGTTCTGAGAAACCAGATGCCTTATCATGCTTCCTGTATATGCGTTCTTCTGCCTGAACTTCCAGCTAAACACTCCATAGTAATCACTACCTAGGTGATCTTTTTGCTGATATAACTTAGCTATTACACCACTCTCTAAGAATTTATCTGAATCAGGGCTATAGTAGGGTTCAAAATCTTCTTCCAGCATTCCATACTGTACTGGAGAATAATAAATCTGCCTTATTCTAATATTCATCTATAAAATCACCAAAGCCGTTATCTATTAGCTGAACTGCTAACTCTTGGTTGTTCTCAATATCTTCGTAAGTAACTTTATACCCTTTAAAAGAAATCACCGTTGCTAATGTTTTTAATCTGTAACGCTTTTCTTTTTGTACAACTGGTACTTCTTCAACAACTTCTTTCTTCTTTCTTTTTCTCTTGGGCTTTAGTTGAGAATCATAAAGTTCTTTGTTGCCGTCTAAGTTTTTTAATTCCATAGCTTTTCTTTTAAATGTAATTAACTTTTAAGCAAAAAAAAAGGAGGCCGAAACCTCCCAAACAATGAACAAAACACGTTATTAACCTACTACATATCCATCTATAGTGGTTTCAGTTGTTGCTGCATCAGTAATAAAGAACTTTCTCGCCTTTCCTAGTGCTACACCAGAAAAAGTTAAAAGATCCCCTTGGTCATCACCTGTTGCTGCTCCTGAATCTTTATCGTTAGATGTGAGGCGTAATCCTGCATCTTCTCCGAGTATCCACCAATCACCTCTTTTTGATTTTACCGCCACTACTACATCTACATCTACTAAATCTTCAATAGCATTTCTAACACCTGTTGAAGGATCTATAGTTCTAAATGTTACGGTTTGTGTAAAATGATTGCCCGAATTAGCACCTACAACTAAATTTTCTTGCCATGATGCAGTATCCTTATGCGCACATACTCGGTAAAAACCTTTGTATGTATCAAAAGTAATAGCACTTACCTCGCCTTCTGTAGCTGAGGTAAATGCAGAAATTTCACTTTTATTTGCAATAAGCAATTCATTTCGCTCCAATCCTGGGATATTGAACTTGCTCGTACAATCTGGACAGCTCCATCCTGTCGTTATTAAACAATCTGCCATAAATAGTTGATTTAGAAGTTATTAACTACTAATTCTTCAGGGAAGTTTACTTGTGTTCCCATCATAAATCTTGATTTAATTCTTACATTCTCTCTATCTTGATCCATGTAAACCATTAAATCAGATTGCTCACCTTCGATATCTACTCCTAACCAAAGGCTTTCTCTCTTCACTAATAAAATCTTATCTGAATGAGCCGCTGCGAATAATCCAGGTACTCCTATGATTTCAATCTTAGTTCCATCAACAAACAATTTGTTGAATTCCATGTTGTAAGGAAGAGCAGTGAATGTACTTCTGTAATCTCTTTCATAAGTTTGTTTCGCTTGTGGCGACATCAACATAATGTACTTAGATTCCTCAGTAACTTCGTCAAACTGATCAACTGGAAGAGCATCTCTCATTGCCTCGACAGTAGCGATAATATTACCTGTAGTAACAGCTCCTGAAAGTTGTTGCCCCGCTGGGATAGTAGCCGCTGCTATCTCATCTTGGATGATCTCGATCAATCCATCAAAGATTGTTAATGAAGTAGCTCCTGCACCACCAATTTCTGACTGCCATACTGCAATCTCTACTGTTCTTTGGATTCTTTTTCTTACCTCTTCTAAGATAGCTGCTTCTACTGGGCCTAATCCTTCATACATTTGGCCCGCTGGAAGTAGTTGTCTAGTAAAGAAAGCTTCAAGATCTCTCAAGCAAAGCTCAATATTTACTTTTACTGATTGAGGGTTGATAGTTCTTTGATCGATAGCTACATCACCTACAGCCGTAAAGCCACATGAGCTTCCTGATCTAAAAATATCACTATCACCTTCTAAATTAGGGATCGCTGTTGCCCCTTTCAAGCCAGTCAAAACTCTCATCAAAGAAGGAGTTTTAGCGGCTAATACAGATTTTGAAAAGAACTCATCAGCTCTCTCATCTGTCCAAGCACTAAGTGCTGATAAATCAAATGCCATAACTTATTTTTTTATTTGTTAATTTGTTCGTTTCTCCACTCCATAATTTGAGAAAGCTTTTCTTGCCTTTTCTCTTCTTTACTGAGCTGCTTTTTCTCTTGCTTTACCTCTTCTACAGATTTACTAGATCCTTCTTTTAAAGGCTCTCCGATTTGTATCTCAGATAATTCTTTGATTTTACTCTCTAGATCTAACTTTAAACTTTCTAACTCTGTAAACTGCTCTTGAAGTTTGTTATGCTCTTCTGTAAGCTCGTTGAAAGCTTTTTCTTTTGCTGAAAGCTCTTCGTTTTGCTTAGTAAGCTCTTCTGTAAGTTCTGTTAATCCAGAAACTTCTTTTTGTAAAGCCACTAGATCTGATTCCTGCTCTGAAAGAATAACCTCTTCGTTTTCTTTGGCAGCATCTTCAAATGTTTCTATTTCCTTTTCCATTTTTTTACTGTTGAAATATGTATCTAATATGTTTTCTAATATTTCTGGGTTCTCGTTAACAAAAAACTCTACTTGCTCTTTCCAGTAGTTTGGCCTGCCAAATACAGGGGAAAAGAAAGAATCATTTGCTGCTCCTTCATCTACTACATCGCAATGTGTTAAACTGGCTATTCTTACATGTGGCAAAAAGAAAGGATCCTGTGGATCTACTTCTTTAAATTCACTCTCTTCAGGAATGAAACTTTCATCGGCTCTAAACACTATAGATGTAGCAAATGAATCTGGAGCTTCTTCTGCCAGCGAAAGAATATAATCTCTATAATTTCCGTTTGGGCTTTTAGCAGCTGATTCCAATAAGTGTAGATCAGCTTTTGCCTGTATACCTTCTTTTCTGAAATTCTTGAACCTACCTATTACAGTTCCCATAGATCCACTACAAGCATTAGGGTGATCGAACCTTGCCTTTAACCCTACATTACCTGTTTGCATTCCCATAGCCACCACCTGTTCTACCGTTGTTTCGTCAACGTACATTTCGTGGCCCGATGCCTCTCTATTTCCTGTAATGATATTTACTCCTCTAAGGATGCCGTTTTCTTTATCTACACGGCTGAAAGAAGTACCTACTTTGAATTTTCTTAACTCGCTCATGTTACTAATGTAGCAAGCCTAAGAATCATTTATGTATATTAAAATGAAACACAAAGGGGCCGTTAAGCCCCTATACACCACCTTCCTTTTATAGATTTAAATAACGATAAGCTGATACGTAAGAAATGTTAAAATCAGCACTTATATCCATGAGTATAGATCTCATAGATTTTTCAGGATTAGCTCTCTTTCTTTTTTTGTATTCATGCTTTACCTGATATGCTGTTGCGGATGATCCAGTGACAAGCCTGTTATCGAAAACGTGATCTAGCACGTCATCGATCTTTGCTTTATCACCTAGCTGGTTTTTGATGATACTTTTTATTTTTCTCATAGGCGTGATTGGGTTTCAATGGCTGTAACTTTGTTCTGCACCCTTCTTATTTCCTCAACGCTTACCTGTGCATTTACTTGTAACCTACTTATTGCTGAAACAATACCTGATATATCGCTTCCTCCTGTTATCTGAGGGGTAATACCTCCATTCTGAAAGAACGCTTTACCCCCTCCTGCTACATTCATAGCTGATAGTTGTGGACCAAACATTGCTGTACTTCTTTTATTGATTACAGCTTCCCCTCCTTCTAGTTCTACTACTCTACCTCCAGTAGCAAATTTTACTCCTCCTTGTGCATGTGAAGGCCCATGTACCATGCCACCGTCTGCGAACTCTTCTATTTTGCCCCCTAATGCAAAACTTTGTGATTGTATTACTGCTAACTGAGCCGCTGTTGCCGCTGCTGTTGTTGCTAATAATGCTGCTCCAGGAGGGGTTATCGCTCCCACACCTCCTAGCTGCCTGATTGTTCTTGCAATAGCTAAGGCTCCTTCTATAATCACTTCTATAGAAGCCAACCTTTTTCCTCTTTGAAAAGCATCTTCCTCTATAGCTTGTGATCTTTGATCGAATTGCTCTTGAGATATTGTTCCCTGTTCTAGCATCATCTCAAGGCTTTCTATTTGCCTTTGCGTTCTTCTATCTAAATTCGTATTTAATATCTCAAATGCCGCATCTGATCCTATCTGAGCTATCTCTAATGATGCATCAATAAATGCTTGCTCTTGTTCAATTCTTTTTTGCCTATCTAATTCCCTTCTCTTTTCCTGATTCCTTGCTAGCTGTTCATCAGCATTAAGTATTTCATCATTAGCTTTCTGGTTAGATTCTACTTTCTCGACATCAATAGATTTTATTTTTTCTAACTGGAGTTCCTCATTTCTTTCCTCTTTCTTAATTCTATTTTCTGTAGCATCTTCTATCTCTTTTTGTACAGCAGATATTCTTTGCTGTGTTGCTACAAATTGATCAGAGTTTACATCAATATCTTTTAATTGCTTTTTTAATAATTCTAATTCCGAGTTTAAACCATTAAGTGTTGTTTTTAACACTCTAGTAGAGCCAGATGATTTATCTTGGTTTGATTTAAACTTCTCATATTCTGTATTTACAAGATCTAGTATCTCGAATAATTTTTCTTGCTGTTCTCTTAATGCGTCGACATCTCCTTCTCCTTTATTTATTTCTTGAGTGACTGCTTTTATCCTAGACGTTATACTATCTAACTTATCCTCGAACTGGTCGTTGCTATCAAAATCTTTTATGGTGCTATCTAATTTCTTTAACTCCATATCCAAAGCACGAACCTGTAACTCCTCCATATTTTCGAAGTTCATTATTACAGTGTCTATAGCTTCACTCCATGCATCAAACCTCTCTATCCAAAAATCTATCCCTTCTACAATCAACTCACCTACTGTTAGTTTTAGATTTTCTGTCATAGCAGACAACCTATCTATCTTATCAGCGGTTGTTTCGACATTCTCCCCCATTTCTGCGAGTTGCCTATTAACAATATTACCTACAGCACCTTGGAAATCACCTCCTAGTTTTTTTGTTTCTTCTCGTATTTCTGTAATATCTAGCTGAAGGTTATCTAGAATTGGTAATGATTTACGACCGATACCAGTAATTAATGATTCTACTAAAAAATCAACATCCTGGCCTGTGTCACGAGCTTTTCTTCCTGCAAACTCTAATAATGAAGCTAAATTATCTAAAGGGATATTAAAGTTTTCAGCTTTTACCGCTGCTTGCATTAACTCTAAATCACTTACTGTTCCCTTTGTTGCCTCTCTTAAGCCATCAAGTAGATTAGGGTTGTTTAATCTATCAAAAGCTCTCTCTATACCTTCTGCCTTTAAGGCTAAATCCAAGGCTTCTTTCCCAAACGTAACCAGTTTATCTACCGCAAAAGCTCCAGCTATTACCGCACCTACTTGTAAAAAACTTTTCTTTAAACTATCTCCAAATGTTTGGCCTAAACTCTTACCATTCCTTAGTTCCCGATTGAAATCTCTTATCTTGGTTTGATTTTGGGCTATACTTCCTCTTAACTGATCAAATCTTTGGGTTCCGATCTTAGTACCATCTAGCTCCTTCCTTAATTCCTTAGTTTGCTTTTTAAGCTCACCAAAAGAACTGATCGCTTTTCCTGTTTGAATATTTATCCCAAATACTATTTCTTCTGCCATAATCTTTAGTTATCGGTGTTACCTTGACCATAAACCCTTTGTACTAACTCTACCTCAGTGCTTTCATTCTTGCCCGCCATGTAATCTATTACCTTGTTTAAATCAAAGTAAGTTTTATTACCATTTATCTTTAATAACTTAGGTGTGCTAAAATCTAAGTTTAATATATCGATCTCAGATAATCTCAAATACCCAATATAAAGCCTTCCAAAGTTGATTTGATCTATAGTACTTTGATAATACCTTTCTACTAAGCCAGTATCATCCAATTGAAGTGAAGTATTTATATTTTTCTCACTTTCAAAATTTAAACTTATGTCAAACTCGCCAGAAGCCTGCTTAACAAAATAGGCGAAAGGGATTGTATCTTGAGGGTTGCTCTCAAATGTCCACGAAGCCAACACATCTTCAGCCCTATCATAAATCAATAATCTAGGCTCAAAATCAAAACTCTGTGGCTCTTCTCCTGCGTCTACGGCATCAGCTACAGCCGAATTATCTATCAACCTTGGAATGTAAAATTGGTATTTTGTATTTTTTCTGAATGCCAATCCCATGATCGTAGCAGCCCAAGGAACATCAGCGACACTCTTATCCCCAGATAAAAACTCGTTTTCTAGGGTAACCTCTTTATCTCCAAACCTTACATCGTTATCAAACTCATATTGGGTTGCTAGATCATCGTTTTCATCCTTTGTATAAGTAAAGGTTAAATTCCTGCTCAAATCATCTTCTATCTGAACTATCCGTTCCTCTAAGCTTATATCAACTTTAGAACTGAAATCTTCAGCCTCTTGAATATCTTTTAAGTATTCTATCTTAGGCTCTATAGTTACTGTTTTGGTTCTATTATTGGTTTCTATATAAAGGTTAAACGTTTGTAATATCCACTTTATAAAATCCTTTTGGCTCCAATCAGGAAGTATAACATTATGCTCTACTGTAGATCCCTGTACTATTTCACTTAAAGGGTTATTCTCATAATAAGTATCTGGGCCTAATAATTTAACGGTCCAGTCTGTAATAACAGGAGTTGAAACAGGAGAAGTATAATTTCCAGAGTTACCATCTAATGTTAACCTCAACTCTACCACATCAGCATTCGCCAATGTAAACTCTTCATCTACCGTTATTATTATTCTATCTGTAAACCTGTTTATAAAAGTAGATCCATCCAATACCCCGCTACCAAGTATTATTGTTTCTGTATGTATAGGAACAGAGTTGTTAAGAATATTAAGCTCTAATTCAGGTAAAGAACCACTAGTCATTAAAAAATCTACCCCACCTGCATAAATATCAACAGTGAAATCTAAGTTCATCTTCAGATTATACTTACCTGCATTATCTGGAATAAACTGATATAAAGTATTATCATAATTTCCGTTTGTAGCTGTTCCGTTATCAAAGAACCCATCAGCGAAATTTTCATTATCTAATGGAACATTCAAAGAAGGGAATAAAGGAACTGGATTTGTTTGCCCCGTTTGGGAAATTATTGTATTTACTGCAACTGTTGATCCTACTTTAAAACTTCTTCTATTTACCTCTTCAGAAGATAAAACAAAGCCTTTAGGGTTTAATAAATTCAAATCTCGTATCTCTGGCCTCTTAAAGAAGTTGCTCTCTACAAAGTACCCTATATCCTTGAATATTTTTGTTATTATCTGCTTAACGAATATCGAAGGAATCATATTCTCAACCTTTACATTACTGCTTTCAGTGAAGGTTTCAAATGCTCCAAAATCTACCAAATAATAAGTGTAGAAATCGTCATCTCCATTATGTACACTGGTAGTTTTTACTGCACCCCATGAATCTATTATATCATCGTAATCATAAACATGAGATCCAAGTTCTAGATCTTTTATACTCTTCCCCTCTAATAGATAAATCCAATCTGAATTATCAGCATAAAGAACTATCTCGTAGTGATCGATTTTTCCATCTAACATCACCACCTCTTTAAGCTGTACACTACCCTCTAATAAACGAATGCCATCCCTTTCTAGGATAGCATCGCACCGTTTGTTTCTATCATAGTACCCTTCGGCTGTTATATCAAAGGAATACTGTAATTCCGTATCGTTCTTCTTAGTGGAAGGGATACTTATCGTTTTGGAATAAGTACCATTCCTAGAATCTAAGTTCCTAAAATCCGCTATAGAGTAGTTTAAAGGAATAATTATATCATCTGGATCAAATAAATCCAGGTTAAATATATTTAAAGGAGCAGTACTTACGCTTGGCATATTAGTTTCTTTGGATCACTTTTTCAAAAGCAAATCTATATTCAAAGCTTATATTAAACAGATTATCAAAACTGTTATTAATATCCGCTGAGTTTGTTAAAATATGTACAGGAAATCTATCTTTTCCAATATGTATGTAAACCTCTGGAGAAATAAGGAGTTCCTCTAGCCACTCTGCGATACTCTTACTTACCATACCACTATTAGCAGTATAAATATCAACAGCTGTATCTTGGCTAGTAGTTAACGTTCTTTCTGGTATCACCCGTGGGAAATCTAACAACCTCTTAAAGGTTTTTCTTTCCATCTCTACTTTTCTATCTTTTCTTCCCTTAAACGTATAAAGATCTAACCCTCCTTTTTCGTTTAGCCACTCGAACCTTTGCTCTGTACCGTAACAGTTTCTGTCTATTTTAAACCGTATCTTCTCTGATTGCTGTTGGCCTAAATTATTCTCTAGGTATACATCGTACTCCTCAGTAGCGGCTGTTATAACAGAAGCAACATTAGCTGTTCCAGCGGGGAAGTTGTACGAATCAGCAACCCCGAAAGCAGCGTATGTTTCAAACTGGTTAGAAGCAATTAGTGTTCCTGAACTATCAAAAGTATCTACCATCAGATAATGTTCAGCACTTATAGCATCGTAAAAAGTAAGGAAATAATGATCATCACTACCAATAGGAATATTAAAACGATTAGCATTCGTAAGAAATCTTGTAGTATCTCCATAGGGTGAAACAAAATCACTCATGTCGTAATCAGAACTCAAGAACTGCTCATCTCGGTAATCCATGTATTGAATTACTGTATTAAACCCTCTTTTGGAGTTTCCTACATCATCAATAAACTGAACTTCTGGAGTTGTTTGCGTTTGCTTGGTGATCTGATTATCGTTGTTTATATCTCGGTACTCCTCGCTTATCTCTAGGTGAAATATCACCGAGGTATCATCGGCTGATTGCCTAGTAATAGTTGCTGTAGATTCTACATCACTACCAACAAATGTCTGTACATGCCTAGACACATCGAACACGAACTGATCGTTAACATCGTGCTGTGTTCTTAACCTCACCGCAAAGGAACCATCAATAAATAAATCAGCTACTACACTGAAATCTTTGTAAAATATCTCACACGTTCCCGTTTCTGTTCCTAAGAAAGGAGTATCTAACACATGTAACACCCCGTTGTAAAGGGTGTCACTAACCTGAAACACTCCTTCGTAAAGCCCACCAGTAGTATTTGTAATTTTAACATACTGGCCCGTACTAAGAGGAACCTGGCCTACGCTAACACCTGTTATATTAAGCAATGTTTCTGTTCCAGTAAGCTGGGGAAACAAAGTTATCAAGGTAGAGGTAGGCTGTGAAATATTACATGCCAGATTAAACTCATCTGTTCTGCTATTTGGTGATCTATCAGAAGTAATAACATACTGTTCTGGTAGATAAGCAGAAGATTGATCGTCTGGCCGTGATACTACTGTTAAGCCCATATTTTTATATTTCTCCTGCTAAGAATTCAATATCACCATCAGCGGTATCGAAGTTAGCTGTTATTGTATCTATGTTGTTAAATCCTACAAAACCTGCACCACCTGTTAAAGCTTCTAGATCTGTAGACCATAAAGTGAAAATCTCACCAGCTTTTAATTTAATGTAAGCCGTATCCGCTCCAGTATCTACCAATCCAATCGTTACAAAGTTTGTTGAATCTTGATTTACTATCGCTACGAAATCAATATCCGTTAATGTTCCTGAACTTACCGTTGCTGCAATCTCTAAAACGTTAACTGTACTTGCTGTAGGAACTGTCATTCTCCTCCTTACAACGTTCGATACATTACTTACTACTTTTGTTGCTGATAAATCGTATGCCGTACCATCTAATGTGATGGCCGCTGTATACGTTAATGTTAAATCTGCTACTGCCATTATTCTATATTTTTTCTAGTTTCTTTTGTTACATCTTTTGTTAAAGCTTCTCTTATCCTAGGTAGATCATCTCTTTTCCATAACTTGATAGAATTAGTAAAAAGAAAAGTAGGTTTGATCCCTTCTCTTGCTATTTTTCTTCTTATCAAAAACGCTAACCCTTTATCATCTTGATTACCTAATCCTTTTTGGCTGATCCATTTTAAGATCGGAGCTTCAGGAGGCATCTTGCCTGGCTTCCTACCTTGATCTACATACTTCCAGTAATCTTGTGCTTTTATTTCGAATGTTATCAAAGAAGGGATAGATCTAAACTTAAACTTGGTTGAACGTGCTAACTTTCCGCTGGCATTCTTTCCTTTTGCGTTTAAGCCTTGAATGATACGATTTACTAACCTCGTACCTGATCTATTTACTTCTCTTTGGGTGTTTGTAAACATCAATTAAAAACATCGTCTAAACAACAAACAATATCATTTACAAGTATACTTTCCTCAATGGTGAAATTCGCTACCCATCCAGTTAAGTTATTTTCTCCGTCATCTATGACAGGGGTGAAACTTATATCTCCACTTAAATGAAAACATAGGTTCTCTGTTATGTTATCGTATGTTACTCCACTACCTGCATTGTTTTCTATTCCGAATGTGAGTACAAACTCGAATAACATTTCATCCAAAATATTCTTTAACCTATAAAGGAGATCGTTGTAATCATTTGGTGTTCTATCTGTAGGTAGTAAATCCACTAACTCAGCCTGTAGGCTCCATGTCTGAATCACCTCACCACTTTGATCGGCATTGATATTGGTATTTGCTGATACGGGGTTAATTGCAAATGCTGGGTAGTTTTCTGTATTGGCAGGATCGAAATCCTTCTCTAATCCTGTAAAGAACCTAATCCCTGCTTTATGCCTAATAACAATCCCTTGAAGCTCACCCCCCGTTTCGTTACCAAATATTTTATGTAGTGTTTTTAATTTCAACGTTTCGCCTTTTTGAGTTTTATATCTTGAAGCTTTGTTAAATACCTTGCTTTATCTTTTTGTAATGCCAGATACGTAAACACCTCATGTACTTTATAATCTGTTACCCTCTCTTTAGGGCCGTACATTCCCTCTAGCACTCCTTTCTCTTCACTCAACCTCACCACCGTTAACAAAGGCCCCCATTTCTCGCTTAAGTGGTTTAATCCTGCTTGGTACTCTTCTGGTTCACTATCTTCGTCATATAGGCACTTATACTTTTCTGCACCTCTGAGATCTTCAACGCAAGCAAAAAAAAATTGCGCGCTTTAAAAGCATACGTTATCGGTAACTTCTCAAAGTGCTTCGCCCTCTCTTGACATTCCTTGAAATCATACTCTACACCTTCCTCTCTAAACAACATTGCCATCATTAAAGGGAAGTATTCGTGACCACCGTTTTCTATCCTCTTTTCTATCTCTAGTAAATCGTAATACTCACCGATCGTTTCTTCTCCTAAGTGCTTAGGCAGTACGTATGTTTTTCCTTCAAATTCAAAGCTTGAAATAGCCTCTTTTGCCTCTTCCTCTAGAGCCTCTGGAGTGAAGATTTCACGTATCTGATACAAGATGTAAAGAACTTGCTTTTTATCACACCTTCTAAGTGTTTCTAAGCTTATATCTGATATGTAATGTAGAAACTCTAAATCGTTTATCTGCTTATTATTTTGAAACACCTTTATGTACATTTCAATGGTTATCTCTTCCCATTTCTCAGGTATCTGAAAGGGAATAACAATCTTATCCTTCTTTCTTGTTTTTTGTACAAATTCTCCTGTTATCATAGTTTTTTATGTTTTATCCACCGCGTGTAGCAAGTAGACTAAGTATTTGATACTCAATTGGGTGCAAATTGGGTTATTTTGGGTTATTCAACCCATTACAAATCATTAACCCAGCTAGCCCCTTTACGTTTTACTTCTTTGTATTTACTCCATGCCAACGCAAGAGCACATACACAATCATCATGTAATCCTTCAGGAGCCGAATACTTTACTCCTGTGCGTGTATAGACGAACTCAAAATTCAATAATTCATCCTTTATTATGTTATCTGGAAATCGAATCTCTTGGCTTTGTATAGCGTTAGCTAATCCTTCCATTATTTGCTGCTTGCTTGTAGAGGTAAACTTAAATGCTGTTACCTTTCTGTTGTGCCTTTGAATCTCTTCTGTGATAGGATCACCAACGCCTGTAGAATCCATACTAGTTGGTAACTTACCAATCGTTTTGATGATCTCTTGTTTGGTTTGGCTCCAATCTTTTTGGAACCTTTCAAAGTATGCTACTGTTCCCTCACTATCTAGCCCAATTATAACCGTGTAGTCAAAGCTCTTTGCCAAATCTATTCCGTAGCATATCACTGGCTTATCCGAGAACCCGATACAATCTTTAATGTATTTATCACCGAACGGGTTTGATCCATCTTCATTAGGAATAGAAAGGTAAAGTTCATTGAATATATTCTCTGGTAGGTTCTTTCTAGCTTCCTCTATTTCTTCGGCTGGAATAAAAGGGTTGTCAGCACTTGTCAACCTGTAGTATCCTTTTCCTTCTTGTTTGGCTTGTTGTGCCAATCTAAAAAACCAGTTCTTTTTTCCTTTAACGTTACCTATTACCTTCGCTCTTCCTTGGGTAGCTGTTAGTGTTGATCGCACTGCATGCCAGCTTTCCTCTCTCATACGTGAGGCTTCGTCTACTACTACATCGTGTACATCTTCTCCGTATAGAGCGTCTGGCTTTTCCGCTGATTTAAAATAAACCTTATTGGAGTTCCAGTTTGCTGTTATTGATAGTTCTGATTCGTTTGCTTTAAAGAAGGGTTTGTGTTGTTGTGGTATAAACTGCCACATTCTCCTAAAGGCAATCTTTGCTGTAGAGTAGTAGGGTGCTAGCCAGTATCTAATTTCGTTTTCTCCTTTGGAGAGGAATGCTTGTTCGTATAGCCATATTACCATAGCTATTGTTTTCCCTGCTTTTGTTCCTGCCTCTACGAAGGTAAATCTAGAGGTATCATCTACAAATGCTTTTTGTTTTGGGTATAACTCTGGGCGAACGTAAGGCACGTTCTAATCTAAATAAAAGGATTTTAAAAAAGAATAGGCTCTGAAAGGTAAAAAAGCGTAGCATTTCTGCCACGCCCTTGCCCGTGTAAAGTATAATAAATAAAAAATCTAAATCTTGTATAGTGGGTTATCTTTATCTCCTGATACTTTATGTTCTTGCTTATCGGCCCAACCAAATCTGTTCTTCATATTCATGTAGAATAGGGTAGCGTTGAAATCTTTATCCTTAAGATTTAACCTTGCCTGTTTCATCCACCATCCTTGCGCAAAATCGGTTCCTCTTTTTTTGGCGTCCAGTAATTCTGGGTATTTCTCGCACCAAGTATAGAAAGTTTGTTTGCTTATTTTCAGTTCGTAAGCTATCTCTTCTATGCTAAGCCCCTGATACATATACTCTAACACTCTTTCAGGAATATCTTCTGTATATTTTGTTGGCCTCAAATGTATCTTTGGTATTGGTTATAAATAAGTTCTAAAAGATCGAAATACTTTTCTGGAATATCAATAGATGCCAGATACCTAATCACTAGGGCATAGTTAGCGTTATAGGGGAATTTCTGATCTTTATCGCATTGCATACAAAAGAACCCTATAGTGCTATCTTCGTTCCTTCTAGATCTTATGTATTCAGAGAAGTACATACATTAATGTAGTTAATTTGGGTAGGATAATTGTTTCTTTTTTTGAAATACCTGTAAAATACTTGAGTTTTTTGGTTCACTTAGGTAACTAAAAAAAGTAACTTTTGAACCGATTGCATTTTTATTGCAAAAGCATACCCCTAGTATACCCCTAACACTCCCCAAAAAAATAGGGTTAATTTAAAATCCCTATGTGCAGAGTTAAACTGATCCAGTTTTGTAGGGTTACAATGGGGTTGACTGTACCCCCCTATAACCCCATAAGATTATTTTAGGTAAGATTTACGTAAGCTACGTTTGATAAGCATTTCCGTTTTGGCAAAGATTTTCCAAAATTTCCAAAAGAATTATTTATACATAAAAAAAGGGCTACCTTGCTCCCTGGCGTGGTAACCCCTTCCTTAATACAAACCTAGTAATTATTAGTTCAGTGAGTATTCCCAGTGGAATTTAAACTCTAGGCTATGGTTCATTCCTGTAATGTATCCGAACCCTCCTAAGTTTTGGGAATGTTCTACTATTATTTCGTAATCTAGCCTTCCTACTGCAAATCTATTAAATACTTTCATTGCATTTATGTATGAATTAGCTTCTGGTTGTGTTTCAAAGAAATCTATTGCCATTTCTTCGTCTATCTTTGCTACGTGTTTAAATCCTTCATGTAGCTCTGGTGATATACACCATGTGTTTTCTGTTTCGTTGTAGCTTAGGTTTACCATTTTGGTTTATTTAGTGGACATGATTGATCTTCTAGGTATGCTTTTATCTTAATAATACATCCACATGTTTTACCTTCTTTATTTTTTCTGGGCATTCCAAAGGTTCCACATGTTCCAGTTAGGGGTTTATAATACTTACACCCTTTACAGATAGCTGCTCTTTCTTGGTACTCTTTACGAGTTACAAAATACCTTTTAGGGTATCCTGCAAAGCCTCTTAAATTTGCTACTACTGTTTTGGTACAGGAGGAGCAAGATCTTTTTCCGTACTCTAGGTATGATCTTTTTGGTACGTTATACCTTTGGTGATTTAGGTGATAAATATGATTATAGATCTCGTAAGCTCTTTTTACTTTGTTTTTATCTACCAGCCTACCTTTAGTTTCTATGTGTTCTACTAGATCTACTACTTCAGATTTTATCTTTAACAGGTTTTCAGTCATTGAATATTTCTTTGTGCCAATCTTTTATCATTTGGCAGATCAGGTAGCATTCTCTTTCAGCGTCTATGCATTCATCTGTGAAGCTACCTATCTTATCTTCTGCCTTTTCTTCGTATAGATTTAAAAACTTTTCTCCGTAATAGCTGTTAAGCTCGGATATTCTATCGATTGTTGTTTGGTCGATAAATTCTTTAATTTCTTCATACATGATAACACATATTCAAAGGAGGCTTTTGTAAGTTCTCCTTTAATCAAGTTACCATTTTTATCTTTAATAGTCACTTCCATCGCTAAACGTTTGAATTTGGTGCTTTACATCATCTTGATACTTTATTCTAGCGTAATACCTATCACCTCTTAATCCAGGGTAAGATTCTTGTATTTTCCTTCTGGATCTAGTAATAGATTCTGGTGTGGTGATTATTTTTTGTTTTAACATTTTTAAGAACTCGAACGAGCTTATTTTCTTAGGATCTACACCTTTTTCTTTAAGCTCTTTATGCCATACCAGCCCTAGAAGGTACGAATCGCTATCTCTTGCTTCAGGGTTGATAGTAAGAATACGTTTTATTGATTCCTTGTATTTTTTGGTATTCATCATTTTGGGTTTGAATGATTGTTAGTTCTATATTCAGTATCTCTATGGCTATTTTGGTTCTCTCTTTTGGGTTAAGAGGATGGTTGAGTACAAAATCTATTAATCGTTCTCTGTAAAATTCTAAGTATCTAATCAAGGCATATTTCTATCAATTCATCAAGTGTTATGTTTAATATGAAACAAAGTTCTTTTGCGTACCGTAACCTAATACGTTCTGGATCTTTCAACCACTTTTGTACTGTAGTTGGTGTGACATTAGTTTTTCTTGCTATGTGAGCTATCCTAATGCCTCTATCGTCTACATATTTTCTAAATCTGGTCATTTAATATCATGTTTTATTTTAAATTCTATCTCTTTAAGCCTATCCCATGCTTTTGTTGCTACTTTTTGTTGCGCCCTCCATCTAGGATCTTCCCAGTATGGGCTTTCGGTTACCTTTACTATTTCGTACTCTTTAGGAGTATCCTTAGTAAACAACTGATCGTATAACCTTTTTGTTAGCTTAACTGTTAGTATTTCCATAATCTTTAGGCGTAATTTGGATTAACTGGTTTAAATGTTTTACCCCCATTACCCCCATCTGCTACATATCTTTTTTCCTTACCATTATCATCCTTAATGAAAAAATAGTATTTATCATTACAAAACCTTTTTATTTCATATTCTTTACCTTCTGTTAAACATTTTTGAGTATTCCAGTTTACGCTTATACACTTTACAAAATCATTTTCTTGTAAATCTGATATCTTATTAAACCTTATTTTCTTAATTTTTTTATTTAATTGCTTGTGGTAAGATTCTACAATATCAAGTGCCTTTAGGTAATCTTCTTTTGTAATTTTATTTTCCATAATTACTTTTTAAAAAGGCAGCCCCGTAGGGCCACCCCCAACTAAAACAATGAAACAACTTATGATATAAACTCTAATAAACAATCGTGAACGAAATACTTATCTTCATTAAGCTTATCTAGCTGCTCTTCGTCCATTGCAACACCGTTATAGTCTGCACTCTCTATGTATGCATCACAAAAATCAGGATAGTCGCTATAATCTATTCCCCCAACTGTTACGTTACTTATTTTTTTGTAATCCATCTCTAATCTCTTTAAGTATTTCTATTCTTTCGTTGATTTTCCAATACCAGCAATTAAACTCCCTTAGTGCAAGAAAAAGAAAAATAAAACCTAGTATTGCTATTCCTATGATTACGTATTCCATGATTTAAAATATTACAGGCTGCATAGCCTTAGTTAGTTCTTCTCTATAAATCTTTTTCATTCTGTATTTCTTCATCGCCTCTTTCACATCTTCTACATTCCCTTTTTTTATCTGGTCCATCATTTGATTCTTTTGCTGTTCTGTTAGCCAATCCCTATTATCTTCTTTGAACTGCTTGTTTTCTTTTTGTGGCTCTTCTGCTTTACATAGCCATTCATTAAACTTTTCAGACATTTTTAAAATATCTTCTGACGAATATGAAGTTCTTCGTGAAAATAAATCTACAGATGCTTTTAAAGCTACTGATCTGGTTATTGTGGTATCTTTAGCCATTGAATTTTCTTCTTTTAAGGTTAAATAATTGTGTTATTTGCAAATCTCTTCCATGATCTTTAGAGTATAACTCTATTAGATTCTTTGCGGTTGCTAGTTGTTGTATTGTTCTACATGAATCTACAACACTTAATACCCACTGTTGTTTGTTTAGTTTTCTAGTTTCCAATTGGTTCATTGTTTTTGATCATTTTAGCGGCTTCTAGTACATTTTCAAGTACCTCTACCTTGGATTTATAATAATTACTTACTTCGTTTTCTGATGCCTTAGAGTACACCTCTATAGCACACTCTATGTAGGTTTGTAGTTTTTCTAATCCTGTTTTCATTTTTGTAACCTTTCTGCTAAAATTTTCTTTGCTGTAATTGGATCGTAATAATCTTTATCGTAACACTCTTGACAACATTCTGTCTGATAATTATAATCTTCTGTTTCTACATCCATCCAACAGTTTTCGCATAAAATTAATTCTCTATGTGGCTCTTCTACAGAACCATCGTAATCTCGCTGGCCTTTTTCGTTAAATAGCATGTGATTATCCATTTACAGTAAATTTTTGAGAGTTAATATTAAGTTGTTTTATTGTTAAAGCGTTTATCATTCGGTAATTCATCTTTTGTAGATCAAAAACCACTATTAGATTATATTTTTTAGGATCGTACGCTAATTCTCCGCCTTTTCTATGCTGTTTAACTCCTAATCTACAGTTCATTTCTCTTAATGAGCCATCCTTCTTAATAAAGGTTACTGTAAAGATCTTACCGTTAGATTCTTCGATAAGCTTTTTCGCTGTGTTTTTTGTAATTGTTTCCATAAGCATGTATCAAATGTAATACGTTATTTTGAATTATACAAACTTTTATATGTTTTTTTTAATCTTTTTTATATTCTACGTATTTGTTTGGTTTTTGTTACATATTTATTAACTTTGTAGTGTCAGCATAAAATCAAAAACGATATTGTATTCATAAATAGCAGGGGCTCACTTTCCATTGTGCTGACACACAGAGCCTCTGCATTTTAAACTATTATTTATGGTCAGGAAATTTGAAGGTGTATTTATTCCAATGGAAGTTTGGCTAGCAAAAGATTTATCTTGGATTGAAAAATTAGTAATAACTGAGTATAAATCTTGGCATAAAGGAGCTAAACCTGAATATCTAGCTCATTTTTTCGAAATAAATATAAATGAATGTAAGAGGATTATTAGTAATGCTAAATCAAAAAACTTAATATGAATACAGGGCAAATAATACGATCTAAAAGCACAGACAAATACACTGTAATACCTAATAGTATCTTAAATGATACGAATCTATCTGCCAAAGCAAAAGGTATTTTATGCTATCTACTATCCAAACCTCTTAATTGGGTAGTTTACTTATCAGAATTACCTAACCATTTTAAGGATGGAGAAAAATCTATTAGATCTGGATTTAAGGAACTTCAAGAAGTTGGTTATGTTTTAAGCGTAGAAATGAGAAATGAACAAGGGCATTTTAAAGGTTTCAACCATGTAGTCTATGATACACCGAATGCCCAAAATGGGAATGCCGATAAAGGCATTTCCGAAAAAGGCATTTCCGAAAAGGGCCGACTACTAAATACTGATTATACTAAAGAACTAACTATACTAAATACTAATAATAGTTTAAAAGAAAAGTTTATACGTAATGACGACATACGTAATTGCACCTTAGAATCTAAAAAAGAAAAAGAAAAAGGTTCCGCGCAAAAAGAAAAAGAATTTAGAGCCGAGGCATTCAATTTAGATTTCCCAAAACAAATGATCGAAGAGTTCTGTGATTATTGGACCGAACCAGACAAAAGAGGTAAGCTTAGGTACGAAAAAGAGAAAACGTGGGATATAAACAGAAGGCTTAAGCGTTGGCAACGTAATTCCAATACAGATAATAATCAAAAGTTCATACAAGCTAAAAAACCCAACTACAATGAGTATCTATGAATTAAGCCAAAAGCAAATTATCGCTCAAATCCTTCATGACAACAACAACTACTTCGAGGTGTCTAAGCACCTAGATAAAGAAATGTTTACCGAACCCTTCAAAGGCTATTACGCTAATATCGAAGAAAAGCATGCTAAAAACATTTCTGTTATGTCGCTCTGTAGTGGTAATGACACAAACTACAAAATACTATCAGACATCGAACGATCTATTGACTATGATATTTCAATTTATGAAAGCATTTCAGTTATTAGTGACCACTACAAATCTAAATCTCTCAAAGAAGCCGCTTTTAATGCGATCTCCTGCATTGAAAATAATTCTAGGTGGCAAGAAGCTAGTGAAAAATTAAATGCCGTTATATCGGCTCTAAATGCCTCAAATAAAGATTCGGTTTTAAATGCTGAACAGATAGTAAAAGAGATGTTAGATATAATCTCTTCAAAAGATCAGGTAGGTTACAAAACAGGGTTCACGGATTTTGATAAATTCACAGGAGGGTTACAAAAGAGTGATTTAGTAATTATTGCAGGCGATACTTCTCAAGGCAAAACATCCTTAGCCATAAACTTTTTACTCAACCTATCTATTGAAGTTCCTTGTGTATTTTATTCCATGGAAATGAGTTCCTTTCAATTAACCACAAGGCTAACAAGCATACTATCCTCGATAAATTCTAAGAACATACAGCAAAAACGGCTATCTGGATCTGATAAAATTATCATTGAAGATGCTTCTAAGAAGCTTAAAGAAAGGAAAATATTTGTAGATGAATGCAACTCCACAAACCTCTCACACATTACATCTTCGATACATAGAATGAAATTACAACACGATATAAAAGTTGTTTTTATTGATTATTTACAACTAGTAAGAGGCGAAAAGGGATTAAGCAGGGAACAGGAGGTAGGAACGATAGCACGTAGGTTAAAAAACACCGCGAAGGAGCTGGATATTTGCATTGTATGTTTATCTCAGTTAAACAGATCAAAAAACAAAAGAGATGGTAACATGCCAATGTTGTCAGATCTAAGAGATTCAGGCCAAATAGAAGAAGCCGCTGATATTGTAATGTTGCTTTATAGGCCAGAGCATTACGGAATAATGATTTATGAAAATGGCGAAAGCACACAAGGCAAAGCCGATTTAATGATCGCAAAAGGGAGAAACGTAGGAATCACAACAATACCATTACAATTCAATAAGTTCTTAACTAAATTCTCAAACATAGATGAAACACCATTCTAAAATAAAATATTGCATAAAAGCAGAATACCAAAACATTAAACTAATTTCTTCTTATAAGTTTAAATATTGGAAGGATCACATAAACGCTAGTAAACAATCAATTAAAAACCTACAATCTATTATCATGAACGACATTCAGTATAATGACAAAATCTTAAAATATTTCTATGAAATGCCTTTGGGAAAAGTTGAGATCAAAAACATTTGTAAACCTGAAAGCAAATATAAATTCGTAGATCATGTAAAATACATCATGGACCAACGAAATGATCACTTTTATGGATTCGAATTAGAATTTGATCAATATCCTAATCCAACTATAATTAAAAAATCTATTTTAAACATGTAGGGAGGGCTAAATTAGAGCACTTCTCCCACTCTCTGGTATATTGTATCATTTTAAAAAAGATCGTTCGTTAAAACGCATTATAATAAATAATAAATAATAAATTAAACTTTACAATTATGAAAAACACGACTGAATTAAGAGATGAATTAGTAAAAGTATTTGATGATTTAAAAAATAGAAAAATAAATACTGCTTCTGCTAAATCTATGGTAGCACTAACTAATTCTATTTTAAAAAGTTGTAGCGTAGAAGCTGACTACAACAAATTTTTAAGTAAGAAAACAGAGATAGAATTTCTAAAAACTCCTAAAAAATGAAAAAGTATTTTATTGAAAAAACCGACAAAAGGTACTCTATAAGAGAAGATGGTAATGTGGTATCACATTACCGTTATTATAAATCTGGAAAAAGATACCATGATAAATTGATTAAAGTTACTGATCGATGTGATTACAAAAGAAAGGCATACGTATCTATAGCTTTTCTACATACAAGAAGATCGATACCTGTTCATTCATTAATGATTAAATATTTCCGTTTGAAACCACCAGATATTTTTCACACATACGTTCTTGATAACATTGATGGTGATCTATTCAACAATAACCTAAACAATTTATATTGGAAAATATATACAATTGGAAATAATAAATATCAACCAATGTGTTTCTATAAAAGAAATAAAATTGTCGAAAAAAGATGTTCTAACTGTGGTAACATTAAAGATATTTCTAACTATTCTTTTACCAAAGAAAGATGGGGAAATAGAACTTTAGATAGATACTCTAACACTTGCTATAAGTGTAAATATGAAAAAGTTAAACATAGCAGAAATAGTAACAACAAAGTAATGGAAAGGTATAAAAAAAGTTGTGTTGTAGATTTAAAAAGAAGGAGGCATAATTTGCACGAATGTTATATAAATGAGATAATCAAAAATAGAGGATTAAATCCTTCCACATTTACACCTGAAATGAAAAATGTTATAAGAGAAACATTAAAAATAAAACGCTACATAAAAGATGAAGCTAAATAAAACAGTTGAGCGCTACACCGAATTACAACCCATAGACACTGGATGGATAGGAACATGCCCTAGATGTTGTCATAAAGGGTTTGTAATTAGTAAAACCCGAAATGTATATGAATGTTTTGGGTGTAATTCTACAGGAGATTTAAAAACTTTTAAAACTTGGGTACATGGCTTTCAGTGATTTTTTAACCACCGAAAAAGGAACTTTAGCAGAACAAATAGTTCTTAACCGCATAAAACCATACTACAACTACTACATACCCGCTATGGATCGATCTCATGTGTGTGATTTTATCTTAGTAAAAGAATTCCTTGTAATGTGTGATGTAAAATGCAAAAGAATACGAGATCTGTACCCTGATACTGGTTTTGATAGAAATGATTACGAAAAGTACCTGATTTTATCTAAAAACACGCCTTTCTACGTTTACATGGTAGACGAAAAACTAGGTAAAATTTATGGAAACTTTCTTTCTGAACTAAAAAACCCTATAGAGGTAACGTATAACGGAAATAAAAGAAACTACCCTTTATTTGAGGATCAATACGTGTATTTTCATTATAGCTCTTTTAAGAATTTATGGGATTTAACCGAAAAAGAGATTTATGATCTAGAAAGGCTAAACACTAGTGAGTTTTGATACTTTTTCCTTATAATCGTTAATAAGTGTTTCGTAAGCAAAACGATCCATTTTAGATTTGTTATTCTTTTTAATCTCTAGCTTCTCTAAATGTTCTACCCCATATTCTCGTACTAAATTTATAGCAAAAACGTTTTTCATGCCTTCGTTGTATAGATTGCACGAGATACATTGTGGCTTGCAATTGCCTTCATCCCAACGAGTTGCAGTGTATCGCCTAGAAACATAATGGCCATTTTGTATCCATTTCCACTCATGAGGGCGGCCACAAGTGTAACAATGAGTTATTCCGTTTTTGGAGTATTTTAATCGGATGTACTTAGAAAAGATAGCGTCTAAATCTTTCTTAAGTTTTGGTATGGTTTTCTTTTTTAGAACGGGCAATCTTCTGATTTTATAACTTTAACTTTCCAATCTACCTCTTCGGTCATTCTCTCCAAAGCGTTAATAGTAAATCTATTTTTTCTAATATTATAACAAATAGTTGTTCCTGTCAATAGCGGTTTAATCTCTTTTAATCCGTAACTTCTATTATTAGCTTCGAATGGTAATCTGTAAAGTTTCTTGTTTTTCCATCCAAATCTAGTACCGTTGTATGTGAACCCGTACTTAAATTCCATTGTGTAAATATAATTATTTATAAATCAGTAGCTGTTTACTCTTTAGTTACGTTTATAACACGTTATGTACAAGCGCAATATCTGTACGCAATCTTTGTGGTTAGATGCGCCAGTACATAACAAGTAATATAAAAAATTGCTTAGGTTAGTTCTCTTTAATTAAGCAACTTTTCACATTACAATACGTTTTCTTTATTTTTCCAAAATTCTACTTCTTATTCTTAAAGTAATCTCTAATTGCAACACCAACGAAGAAATATAGTGCTATCAAAACGGGTATTCCGATTAAAAGAATTAATGTGTATTTCATTTAGCCTCTGTTATTGGTAATGTTGCCTCTGTTGGAATATAGATTTTATCTCCCTTTCCAGTTCTAATGGCATTAATTTTTAAGTACTCCAAGTACTCTCTATTTCCTTTCATTGATTCACCAATGATTCTATTTGCTTCTGCTACACCCTTTGCTCTTTCAATCTCTGCTTCTGCTTCTGCTTTAGCTATTTTCACCCTCGCCTCAGCTTGAAGTGTTGCAGCCTCATTTTCAGCTTTTGCCTGTTCAATGAGAGCTTTTTTCGAGCTTTCAGCCTCAAGCAATGTTGCCTTACCATTGGCTTCCGCATCTTTCATGTGTTGCTCTCTTCTAAAATCCCAACAAGATGAAAGTGATAACATAATTCCTACTAGTAAAATTAAACTCAGTTTTTTCATAATTAATTTGTTTGTGATTAACAGGTATTTTGTAGTTTACCCAAAACTACACTTTTTTACACACCTATACAAGTTTATTTTTTGTATCTTTAGGTTCCTATGATTGCGAGAGCAATTATCCATAAGCAGAGAGAGGGCCATTGTTGTTCTCTCTTTTTTATTTTATATTCAATTGATCAATTCTAAATAGAACCCTTTAAGGGATAAAACTTTAGAAGTTTAGAGGGAACTGTGGTGGATTCCCTCTTTTTAATTCGTGAAAATTCGTGAAAATTCTAAACTTAGCATACCTTACTTCTTACCGTAGACGAAAAGATAAAAGCGTTTCGATCTCTTTTGTGACACAAGAAATACCTTCTGAGCAAATACTAAACATAGACAAGCTAATGGATAGCTTCGGAGTGCTTTACTTTAGAGCAGGGCAAGATATATACGCTAGAGAGGTAGAAGAGCTAGATAGTGTAGAGATAGAAGATAAAAAGTTATCTAAATCAAAACGCCTGCGGAACGTTCTCTACAGGCGCTATGAACAGACTAATCAAGAAGTATCTTTTAACGAATATTACTCTCGTAGAATGGAAGAGTTGATCCAGGCCGAAAAGGATCTCTTGGATTCCTTCACTTAACCTCGTCAAGAAGCTCTTGCCCAGTTTCGGCTTCTAAGCTTCCTTTAGCGATTAAATAAATAATATAAATCTGTACCGCATAACTCAATATATTAGTTACCAATCGTACGTAATTTACTTTTCCTTTTCCTCCACTTAAATCTTGTATGTTTTGCTTTATAGTTCCTACTACAGGTAAAGCATCTTGCAAGCCCTGTACAGCACTACTTAAAACGGGAATTAAATTTAAAAAACTCATATTTTTGGGTTTTGGTTTCAAACTATCTGAATGTGAGGTGCATCGAAAAAGCTCTGATCGTATTTTAACTCTCCGTCACCATCCCAGTTCGCACCGCTTCTCACCTTATGGCTTATTTTGCCCTCTTGGTATAATCTCTCTCCTACCGCTGTGATCACTCCTACTATGTACATTAAATGCGTTACATCAAAAGCTAATTCTTTCTTACCTGGCACATACGCATAAAAATCAAACGCCAAAGAAGGATTGTAATTATGTTTACCTTTTTTAGTTACCCCGTCTATCTTACTCTTACCAGCGTTAAACAACTCTAATTGCCTTTGAAGGCTCCTATGCCCTTCGCTAATGCCAAAATCTACCTGAGAAACCTTAAGAGCCTCATTAGCTATTAACTGAAGATCTTCGTGGCAACTTTCTAGATTATTTAAACTTCTTTCTCCGAACTTATACATTGATTATCTTCTTAAATTCATCTATAGTAAATCCTTTTTCTACATAAGCTAAGCATCCTTTTCTGATTACATCTACCGATATTTGGTAATCTCTTAACGCTGTCATTATAATAACCTTATTAAATGGTATTTCATACTCTTTACAGTAATCTAATCCCGTTTTACCTACCAATAAATAATCTACAATATAATATTCACAATTACCAATATAACTTGATCCATCATTCGTTACACTATCTGGAAAGAGTATCTTTAAGAACTCACAGTTCTCATAATTATCATCTACAATACCTACTTTCGCCATATACCAGATAGTTGTTCTACTACAATTAACCTTTCTGTATTCTTAGTTACTTTTTCGTTGATCCTTGCTATGTGGTCCAAAGAAGAAGCCATATTTGATTCTAGTAAATTGTTCTTGGTGATTAGTTCGTGTATTTCAGTTTTAAGCTCATCTATCTTATTGATCATCTTTTCATGCTCAGACACATACCTGTTAATAGCTGTTTTTATAAGTACTACAGTAATTGTAAGTAGTACAGTAATAAAGCTTCCAAGTATTTCAATAAGGGGTAGCTCACTCAACTTCTAAATATTCCGTTACCAATAATGTAGCTGCATCAGGATCGGTATTTAAACTGCCAGACGCTTGTTCGTAAATGCTAATATCCCAAAATACAGGAGGCTCTATGTTTATCTGATTATAAACAGAGGTTTTTATCCCTCCCCCCATATCTGTTATGCTTAGTTCTATCCAGTTACAATCTTCGCTATTCTGATCTAAACAGTGAGTAGTAACCGTTGTACCATCACTCCTAGAAGTGCAAATAACTAAATACTCTGGATTGCTTATGCTCGGCTGAACATAAAATATAAGTGTGTTTGCGCTATTTCTAACTATTCTTTGCATTATAATGCTTCTGTTGGCTCTTCGTTTACTTCATCCCAATACCATACCGTAAATTCTATACCTGGGTTTAAAACTCCATCCCATACTACACACGTTTCTGTAGCATCGTTATAAACATCTTCCAATTCTAGATCTACGTATCCAGCGGACCGAATTACCTTTGTAATACTATTGTAAACAATTTTCATAAGTTCAAATAAAATCCTAAACAATCCAAATTTAAAGAACCGCCTCCTATAACACTGTACTCCACGATCTGGCCAGGAGCAAACATTCTAAATATAGAACTACCTCCACTAACAGCCGCTACAGCGTTTATACTATAAGTATCTGGCCTTAACTGACACACCCCTGTTGCTGTATTGGTTCCTTGTAAATAAACTTCCTCAGAAATACTAGGCACAAAAGAGCTTAAATCAACATTAGTTTTGGTTCCTGCCGTTCCTGCACTTAACGCCCTCATTGTAGTTCCTGAATTCTCCATATACTCTACAAACCTATTACTGCCTGCACCAAACATTTTAAAATCAAAGAAATTACTTCCTACGTTATTCCTTACAGATCCTAACAACCTTCTTACGTTAAAGCCAGAAGGCATAGTAGGTGAAGAAGAACTAGTTGACAAAATACCGTCTATTACTCCACTATCGGTGTTTTTAATGATCCAAACAAAATAGTGTGTGTTCGAAGCTTCACTTCCTGTATCTAAACCTCCTGCTCCACTTGAGGTAATATCAACATTAATAGTTGAATCAGAAACAATATCATGAGTATCATCTTCATCTCGACATGAACCAGCTAAAATATCAACCGTACTAGTACTATTAAATTCTAGCTGTAGATCTTTAATAAATTCTTTAGGAAATTTACTTGCTCTTATTACTGTGCTCATAACTTTAGTTTGCGCTCTTTAGAGCTTAGTCTATTTCTGTTATTCGTGCATTACCCGTTGCGCTACCCCAAATACCATCTATCCTTCCAGTATAAGAAGAAACAATCGCTACATCATCTTGTAATAACTTATAAGTATAACTCGTGGTAGAAGCCGTAGTTCCTAACTTCACATAAAGAGTAGCACTAGAATCATTATTTATAATAACCTCTGTTCTATCTGTATTACTCGCCAACAATTGAACACTACTAGCTGATCCAGCAACACTAGTTACTGAGTTTACAGATCCTACTGTTCCTTTCTCGATAGCATCTAAATGTCCAATCATAGTAGTCTGGTTAGCCGCAGTAGCATCTCCACCACCGCCTCCTCCAGTACTTAAGAATGCAGCAATAGCATCGGCCTTATCTTCTATAGTAGCACCCGCTGGTGAAGTAATATCAGCATATAAAAAAGAATCTACAGCATTCTGGTTTCTAAGCAAGATCAACTTCCCTGCGTTGGTATCTACTTCCATAGAAATATCATCTAATGGGTAGTAATCTACTTGCGTGCCTTTATCTACTTTAAGGGAACCTCCCTCTTGTGTTATCGTTGCAGCCATTTTATATTAAATCATCTTTTGTTAATATTATATCATTGTCATCAACTGGCTCATCAAGAACAATTCCGCTCGTTCCATAACCGTTTCTAACTTTCGTAGTACAGCAATCGCTGTCATTATAACATGGGTAATCACTGATATTATCTTTTATAAAACAAATAACTTGATCTGTATAATACTCTGCCTTATTCTTAGCTAAATTCATTCTTTGTTGCAGCATGCTAGAATCTACCGAAGTAAACTCTTCACCACTCTTAACCTGTACACCTGTAGGAGTAATCCTAGAATGGAAATCAGGATAGCTCATATAAACTACCCACCAAGCCAATGCCACTTTGATACCGTCATAATCGGTTCCGTTTCCGTCTAGTAAAGTAGTATTCGCAGCCGTTAAAGTACTGTTTGCCGTCTGAGTGATTAAATCATCAAAACATTCACCTATAGCACTCTTAATATAAATGTTCTGAGCGTCTAAAATGTTATGACCAAACACTCTTATATCTACATTGTTAGATATATTAGTAAAATCTTTAACTTCCTGCTCACTTATCAACTTTGTTCTGCTGTCTGCCATCTACAAGAGATTTAAATATGTCTATTGCTTGCTTTATTTTATCATGAGCCTCGCCAGTTGCCTGTACTTGGCTTCTTAAGTTCTCTAGTATACTAATAGCTTCTTTTGGTGTCATACGTCTACTACTTCGTTGTCTGCTAGTTCTAAATCTGCTTTTACTTGCGCCTTTAAGGCGGCATAAATAGCGTCATAAGCATAATACTGCTCTAAATGCTCTGTAGTCATATCAAACTGATAAGAATTATTAATCCCCCCCACGAATATCTGATCTTTACCGTTATCCCTATCTGTTTTGCTTTTCCAAACACACGGGTATATCGTTATCTTCTCTTTATCCTTAATATAAAGAAATTTATTACCAATATTAACGTAAACTTCGTTACTCGTGTAACCAGCTTTATCTTCTAAATCCTTTGTTATCTTAAATCCCATAATTTTAGTTTAAACAGCATCGAGTTGTATATGGTATTCGGTTCCATTTATCCATACAGCCAATTTATGGCTAGGAGTAAATGTTCCTATCGCCTCCACTGCTTGTTCGCAATAAAGAGAAAGAGTGCTATTAGCCCCTCCAGCTGTTGCATCTTTAGCATAAATTTGAATAGCATCCGTAATAGATCCACTCGTTTCTGTTCCGTTATGAATCGTTATTACATTAGTTCCTGTTGTATCGTAATGTGTAGTTGCGGTGATTGCTGAATCGCTTCTTAAAACGAAATTAGAATTCTTAGTCCACCGAAAAGAAGGGCTTGTAGAATTCCAACCCAACAAAAGTGTATTGCTTTCATCGTTATCTATCGCATTTCCCGAAAGTGTTCCTGATCCTATTACAAAAGCATGATCTGCTCCTGCACTTACACTAGATCCTATAGCTATTGCTTGATTTAAATTCGCTGCACTTAACCAAACATCACTACCTAAACAAACATTATAAGCACTTGCCGCTGGTTGAGTAGTGTTGCTTCGATTACCTGCATAAGAACCAATCGAAGTATCTCCGTTTCCGTAAGCTTCTGATCTTAATCCTATAGCTGAACTATCCGTTTCGTCTGCTACCGTATTTCTTCCTATAGCAACCCCGCTGGTTCCATTTACCGTTGCCTGAAATCCTATCGCTACCGCAAAACCCGATCCAGAACCAGAAGTATCTGACGAATCACCTATCGCTACATCACTAGTTTGACCAGCCGTGGCGCTGTTGCCTATCGCTACATTATTACCTCCTGAAGAAGCACTTACACCTATCGCTGTAGAAGAGCTACCACTTGTTGTTGCTCCGTTACCTATCGCTGTACAACTCGCTCCCGATGATGAATCTGAATTTATCCCTATTGCGATACAGTTACCAGCACTTGCATTAGCACTTACACCCAACGCCAAAGAATTCGCATTACCACCTATTGTAGCTCCTCTTCCTATCTCGAAATCACCACTATCATAAAGCTGAAACAAATCATTACCAGAAGAATTATCTACTTTAATAGCCAATGTTGCTATCGTACTAGCTGATCCCGTTATTTCTAATCTATCTCCACCTATTGTGGCGTTAGCTCCTAATCTTAAAATCCCACCTGTTTTCTCATAACTAAAATTGGTAGGATCTTCATCAAACGTTGCCGCTGGATTAACAAAAAGTACAGCATTATCTGTTCCACTTGTGATCGTTCCTCCTATAGAAGGCGTGCCTCCAGCCGCTGCTACTATCTCTAACTGCTCGTCACCTCCCGAGTTCAAAACATTAATAGTAATATTACTACCCGCTACTATTTTCTCTTCTAAATAGTCAGTAGTAGTATCAGTAGCCGAAATTTTCGCCTTCTCATCTTTTATTCCTAATCCTATTAATACACCTAAATCTAATGCCATACCTACATTGGTGTTTCACTAATTAACATACCGTCTAAACTCTCATCTTCTTCTAATCCTAGAGTTACTCTATACTCGTTTTTAAATACCGTTTCTTTAATCAACTCTACATCTCCTAATAAGCTCATAGGGTTCAATCCTGCTATAGTTGTTTTTACTTCAACTCCGTTTATCCTTAATAACTTATCTAATACATTTGTTATCATTCTTTGATAAGGAAGTACCACGGTATTTTGATATAACTCAGTAGAAACTCTCATAGCGTTTCCGTTATCTGAGAATCCATTATTGATATTGATATTCGCTAAATAAGGAGGTATCCTATGTGCCATTATAATCTCTGCGTTTACCTTTTCGTTCAACAAAGTATACATTTCGTGAACGTTGTTAGCCTGTAACGGCTCTAACATTGGCCTTATATCAGCATCTGAAGAGTAAGTAACAACTATCTTACCAGCGTTATGGCTGCCTGCGAACTTCTCATTAATACCTTGCTCTACCCTTCTTCTTTTTTCTGGATCACTCAAATCTTCAAAAAGGTGCATGTGATAGTTAGGAACAAACCCGTTCTTAAGGTTAGCCTGGTGTAAATCACCTACCTTGCCGCTTATGTCTATATACGATAAAGCCCCCAAATACATAGGTTCCGCATAAAACAACTTACCAGGTTTGTAATCTTTTATCTGTAGTAATTGGCCATGCTCTCTACTTAAATGATCTCTTATGGTTTTAGGATCAAAAGCGGCTATCTCCTCTGGTTCATAGATAACATCTTGCCCCGTATACTGCCTTTTATGTGTAGCTACTTTCCAATCAGAGCTAAACCAATAGCTTGGGATCTCTTTAGTCTGAACATCCATCTTGCTAACCCTGATAGTAGAGAAATCTACATGCTTTAACTGCTCTATCTGGCCCCCGTTATTCCATAACACATTCAAATAATAACCTCCAAACAAAGCTACATCCTTGGCTATTTTCCATAAATACCTTTCATCTTCGAAAAGATCATTAAGCACATCTTGGGCTTTTTTTCTTTCCCTATCACTGTCAGCCTCTATTACCAATCCATCTCCTGCTATCCACTTAGAACTGGTTTCTAACAAAGCTGAATGTAACGTAGAGTTATCTGAAAGGGCTATTAAATCTTGTGGGAATAAGTTATCCTTACCAAAGAATACGTAAGGCTTTTGTTTTGCTATCCTTTCGCTTATGATAGGAGAAGTATTTACATCTTTTCCTAAATCAAAAAACATTATGGACGGTTCATTACCAGATAGCTTTCTCCTCTTCTTCATACCTCAAATTAGGTATTAAAAGAAGGTTTACTGTATATTAAATTGAAACATGAAATTCGTTTTCGCACTTTTCGGCTTCAAAACCGTTAAAAAAGGGTAATTTTTGACCAAATTGCCATGATTTTACCTCATTTTCGATCTTTTCTATATTATACCTTACGCTCAAAGAGTGGTTTTTTAGCTTTCTTTTTAGATCTCTACGTACCCAACTATAGTGGTGCATCATCAACTCCTCCTCTTCGAACTTATAAAACCTCTTACAAGGAACAATACATCTTGAAGGATCTACCTTTACAGGATACCTTTTCTGGTTAAAAACTGGATTTTTAGGAACAGAACTTATAAAAGGAACATAATAGTTCTCTATAGGCTTTAGCCGATACTCAGGAGTTTTAAAATAAGTATACATCCGACACGCACTACTATCATAACCTCCGTAACTGATCTTAATCTTATTAACCAAGAATTGTTCTGTATCGTAATACTCATCAGCGGCTAAATAAATATAATGTGAATAATCTTGAACGTATTTTAATGCTTGCTTTAATTTGCTTTGTTGGTTGTAATGTGAATCACCTTTCAAATTAGGCACATACTCAATAAGTTCTCCACCTGTTCTATACAAAACATCTTTAAGGAATAACGTTATATCTCTCTCTTCACCGAAATTACTTACCTTCTGATAAATAACCACCACCTTGTCGAGGTGATCTTTAATCTGGTTTATACTACCCTCTAAAAGCTCTTCGTTATCGAATATGGTCCAAATACCTACTAGTTTCATTTGATAGCTTTTATAAAAACACGCTCACACTGATTCTTAATAATCGATCCGTATTGCCCTACATAATCTACCTTATAACCTACATCCAAAAACAGCTTACTTAAAGTATTTACATCGAAATGCTCTATTACTGTATCATCTGATTTGTAATCTTTATCTTCGTTCTTATACTCCAGCCAACTTTTATTAGGCGTCATCACATACACTTCACCTCCCTCTTCTAGAAGATCTTCTTTCAGTATCTCTAGCTTAGAATGAATATTTTCTACATGAGCTATAGAGTGCATAAAATAAACCTTGTGGAACTGAAAATAGTACTCATCTCTTAACCTAAATTCAATCTCTCCATTTACCCATCTAGGATCTAAATAGTTATTCGCATCATACCCGTACACCTCACAAGGGTAAGTATGGTTTATATGGCCCATCATGTAACCTGTACCACAACCATAATCTAACAACCTCTCTCCTCTTTTAGGATTTATGATTTTTATCATAAAATCCATTTCTAACTTATAAAAATCTGTAGCGTTCCAGTTGGTTAGCCGTTCTTTATAATCCATACAATATATTTTTTAACCTATTACCCGTAGGAACATAAGAGTGGTTATCTTCTATCCATTTTCGTGTTTTTTCTTGCTTTGCCCTTATCTCTCCAATACTCATTTGGTTATATTGGCGAATTTTCGCCTCTAGCTCATTAGGTGTACTAACTACTTCAAGTTCGCTCTTAGGGTAAAATTTCTCATAATAAGCTTTACTGGTGTGATTGGTAATAACCACCTTCCCCAAGGCCGCAGCTTCTAAAGCAGTAATACCCCAGCTTCCGTACGGTCTACCATCTTGCTTAGGAGCAAACAGCTCAATATAAACATCACACTTACTCATTCTTTTTAGCTGATCCTTATAATTCACTTTCTCCACGCTATGCAAATACTCAACCCCTACCTTTCCGATAGCTCTATTAATAACTCCAGTTCCCTTTACTTGTGGATTAGAAGGGTAATGCCCAAACTTTACTTTTCTGCTTTTAGGAATGTATTTTGGCTTATACTTGTCAATGTCTATTGATCCAACAACATATTCTGGCCTTATAGATCCTAGCCTCTCAAACTCCCCCAAAGCAAGAATGCTCTTTTTACATTTTACATTAAACACCCTATTCATATGTTTGTATGCCATTCTATAAGGAGTACCAGTGTGGTGAACTACAATCTTCTTACATAGGTTCTGGGTAAGCTGAAACAGGTAAGCATCGGAATGAAATATCTGAAGTACATCGCTTTTTTTTACCCAGTGCCTCATCTCGTTAAGGGAGGTAACTTTAGACTGGTTTTCGTATCCGAACTGGTGAGGGTTAATTTTTAGATCGTGTACCTCTAAGCCAACACTCCTTAAAGCATTAGCGTTATCATACATGAAATTAGCATAATCATCACTACAGATACTGGTTACAACCATTGCCTATGTTCTTTTAAAAAGAGTTGTTGTTGCCGTAAATACTCTTCATGCTCTTTAGGATTTTTACTTCTTTTTACGCTCATACTGTCATCATCCCGTCTATACCACCTTACAGGCTGATCGTTGTAAGTAAACACATTTCCCTCTTCTCGGTAAATCCTTAGCCACATATCCCAATACCCACAATTAAACCATAACGTTCTAAATGGCAAATATTTTTTGATAAGCTCCGAACTAGCCATAGATTGATCTGGAATAAAATTGCTAGACAAATGCTTCTTAATACTGTAAGGCCCGAAATATGTTCTCCTTTTTATATTAAGATCTTCGTCTGTTATAAACATATCCGAGTAGCATACTTTCTTTCCTTCTTTTAAACACTTACTTATCTCGGTGTGGTATTTATGGCCAACTAACCTGCAATTACTAGAGGCAAATATGAACCAATCGTTCTTTATTAACTGAACCGCTTTGTTCAACTGATAAAATGACCCATTCGGCCCTTTCCCTGGGTGATCCTTCTTTTTTATAACTAAGGTTTCTATATCACCTTCATACTTTTTGATCCATTTTAAACAGTTATCTCCCTCAATAGTACAAAGTATTAGGTGTACATCTACCTTATATTGCCCTAACACATCACTAACAGCTTCATGAAACCAATCTTCACGTTCTCCAACGCTGTTCATTACTACTGATACATTCATAAATTCTCGTATAAAGGTTTTTTATCTCGGTCCGTTATTTTATAATATATATTATACTTATAATCTACCCCCAGCCTTCTTAGGGTTCCGTTAGATAGTGATTCGTTATAATAATAAATAGGTTCTTCTATCACTCCTATCCGATCCTTTCCACACATCTCCAAACAAGAAAACATCAACTCACTTTCAGTAGTAGAATCTATCCACTCGCCATTTAATTTAAAATCTTCTTCTGGGATCGCATCAAACAGTTTTCTTTTAAAGGTATTCAACGCAGTACTTCTATACTTTACTTTTCTATAGTTTCTTTTCTTATGAACATTCTCAGGGAAATAAAGATCTGTTCTACATTTTATACCATGTTGATTTACCCAATTACCATACGTCATCCACTTACCGTTATCATACTCTTGTTTTACTATCTCTAAAGCATTTGGAAACAAATGATCATCTAAACCCAATAAACAAACAACATCTTCTGGGCCTATAGTAGATTCTTGTACGGCTTTCCATCTATTATAAGCAGCTCCCATATTATTGCTGTTATGGATAACTTTAACCCTAGGATCATCAGCCATCCAGTTTAACCTAGAAGCTGTTCCATCTTTACTGGCATCATTAATTATAATATGCTCCCAATTATCATAGGTTTGATTTATTACAGAAGTGTAATTCTTATGAACGTAATCCTTACAGTTAAAACCCGTACTTATAATTAGAAATTTCAAAGGTGCTTTAGTTTTAGGTTTTTCATTCCGCAATAGGTTCCAAATAACCTCTCTGTTATAAAAGGATGATAAGTAAAATAGGGCCTGCCAAATAACTTCATACACCTCTCTTTGCTTATCTTATCCCTTGTTCTATAGTGAGCGTTACTATTACATAAACTGCCAATCTCTGGATCTTGGTTGATTAAATCAATAACAGGCACAAGCA